TGCATCATAGCTACGTGCTGCTTTAACTGGTCTTGTACAGCGTTGATTTGTTCTTCGTTTAGCTTCCCTTGAGGATCTTCCATCTCTTGCTGAGATTCGAGAATAGAAGAGAGATATGCAATAGCTTTTTCGTGGTCCATACCTGGATTCACTGCGACTGGGATACCTAAAATAATACGCTGGAATTCTTCTTGTGGAGAAGGTGAGTAAGAATAACCGACCGGACGATTAATAAACCGATGAACGTCCTTAACACCAATAGAATTCAAGTAATGCTTAGCAGCGGCATACATTTTACCGGGATCAGAAAGACCGGATTGTAAAAAGAGCATGTTCTGCGTCATTGACATTAAGAATTGACCGACTTCTGTCTGCACAGCCTTGTTTGAGTTTGTAGAATTCGCTGAAATATCGAAATCTACGTCCACACCAAGGACTACGTCGTTCATTTTACGGAAAATATCGCGTCCGTCGTCTCCGATTACTCGGAAAGAGAACCCGGGCTCGACTTTATTACGGAGCATGAGCCATGTATTTTGTAAAAGGCGGGTAAATCCACGGTTTAATCGACGTAAGTGAATGGAAAGATTGGTATTATTCTCTCCCATGAGGGCTCGAGCACCGGTTGCAGTACGCGTAGCACCCTGAGTAGAGCTTAGAACACCCAATGCAAGGTCGGAAATCCCGGTAAGACGCTCAACGTACGAGTAAACAACGCTTTCTTCCTGGGCTGTGAACTGTGTACGGTTAGGGAGCTGCGGAAACATAATATCGTCTGGATTTGTAACAGGAATTCCGGCGCCCGGCTCGAGAATAACGTTATTCGGATCGATACCAGCGGTTCTACGATAGAGATAAAAAGGAGTTGACTGCAACAGTACGTTATCAATTCGTGTATTGTGCATTAGGTCTAGTTCTTTAGAAAGCGGAGTGAGGATCTCAAGAAGTCCAACACCGAAGGCTTCGCCAGGACGCCTATGAAAGTGCGCCACGGCATAAGGACGATTACCATTCTTAGCCATACGACGAAGGAATGTCGCACGTAAAATCTTAGTAGTATTACGATCAACTAGGACGACAAGCTCGGTAACGATGCCGCTACTATCAACGTCCCACTTCATACATGCTTCGATCACTTCATAAACATCGCGACCTGATGTACCGAAGGATGAAGTACCGGCTTTAATCTTACGTAATTGTTTGATTTCACTACCGTTATCTGTAGGAGATAGCGGATTAGACTCCCCGCCTTTGATCACCGCTTCTACAACGTCTTCCTCATAGATACCACGATCAACACCGGTCCAAAGTTCGCTTGCCGACATGTAAACACGATGAAGAACCATGTCAGCTTTGTCGGGGTCACCCTCGCCATTAACGATTACGATGTCTTCGTTATTTACGATGTCATACTGGGGGCAATACTGCGTGCGTTCGGTCTTCTCTACTTCGACTTCTTCTGTGGTCCACTGAGGAACTTCGATGAGCTGTCCTGCTTCGTTCTCTACAAGCTTAGGAGGAGCGGCTTTGTACTTCTTCTCTACGTCGATGTACTTCTCGTACTCAACTAGCCAACGGTTTTTAATAATACCGGTTCCTGTTGTACACCAATTCCATACCCACGTATCGATAACGTCGTCAATACCTTCTCCTCGGTTTGCCCAAGAGAAAAGGGTAAATTTCATAAGATCTTCAATAGGTTGCACCGCATCGGTACCGTCTTCTCTACGTGCTTTAACGGAGAAGGGTGGATCGATATCTAACAAGCCCGACATAAAGCGTGCGTGATAGGTTTTACAAACGGTGAAGGGCATAGGGACGTGGATATTAGAAGAACCGCCGAACGGGTTGTGCTCACCGATGGCTTGAGAGAAATTATCGAGAAGATCTAGCTGCGCTGCTTGTCGCTTTAAGTACTCGGAAAGATACGAAGATTCTTTGTTCCAGTTCTCAACGATGAGCTGACCGACTTGATCGTCGTTAAGCTTCTTTAAAAGCTTTTGATTACTCTTATCTTCTAACGGAGCTTCCGCGTCGGGTCCTAAGACATTCTTACGCTTCACTTTACCGTCTAGTACTTCTGCTTCATTCTGGAAGTCACTCATGTCTTAAGTCCCTGTTACCCTTCTCATAAACCGCATTCTATTTCGCTGCGCCCGTTCCCGTAATACCGCCTCTCTATGACGTTCCACCGACTTTTTAACCGGGGAGCTATCTGGAAGCGCCTCGGTCTTATACCGGGGCTTGCTATGGCTGATTATATCATACACGGGGCTTATTGCAAGGGCATAACCAAGGGTAGCTAAAAAATCTCGACTAGATGTGTCTAGTTTCTCTACAAGCTCACCTGTAGCCTTGTTCTTCTGCCACGTACATTGCTCTATATCCGTCAATGTATTACGGCATGTGCTTAAGAACCTAAGTTTCGGTATTTGCTGGCCAAATTGGTCCGGTTCTACCGGGATTGCTAACCCCTGGCGGAGTCGGTCGATAAGATCGCCGTGATTCTTTTCTTTAAAGGTAGTTGGGCGAATTAAAACACCGTTTCTATTCAGCCCCTCGATCATGCTGAGCATACCTTCGAACGCTGTGCCCTGCTGAGAGCCTAACGAGTCGCACACCCTATCTACGACATTGTACCCACGCTCCCACTCTTTAAGTGCTTCTGCAAATTGTGTAGCGTTACCACGAAAGGCCATCTCCTTTACGACTATGTGCTTATCATCCCGTGTAGTTGCGATCATTACCGCGACGTGCGGTTTTACTGCGTGGCAGTCGACCGCTACAACACAAGGCATGCGATAGTCATACTGAAATTGTGTTTGCGGAATAACGTGATGTTCGGGTTTAAGATAGGAGGCGAGAGCCATGGCGCTAAAGTCGAAAAAAGCTCCCTCGAGTCGCACTTTTTTCTCTTGCTCATTAAGACCGGCACTAAACCGCTCGATGTAACCGTCTGCAAGATTGGCGCGATTAACGTCGATACCCATACGAAAGCATTCAACGTGCTCAAGCGCACCGCGTGACCAAGGTTCAAATACATCCGTTCTCAAATAAGGCTGCGAGATGGGGGTGCCCATAAACGTGAATTTTGAGGGGCTCCCTTTAATACGGAGTGATCGGCGTAGCGCTGTGGCCAAGGGCTTTGGACAGGGCTCGTCAACGAAAACGTAATCGGCCATGAAACCCTCGGCAGAGAGTTCGCTTGCTTCTGCAGAGTAAAAGCTCACAACACTGCCATTATCGTAGTGTAGACGCGAAACATAAGGCTTACCGGCTTTATCTTTTTGATCCTCTTTTAAGTCGAACCATTTACTGTACTCGGGTAAAAATACTTCGTTAACCTTTTCGCCTTTATCTAGGACGACGACGACCTTGCATGGTACCTTCGTATACGCTTTTGTAATCGGATTATAGCCTGTAGCCGCCCAGTGTACTTCGTTAACTAACGCACAAGATTTACCCGCCCCATTGGCACTGAAGCAGTAACGTTCTGATTTTGTTGACAAATGTATCGGTAGTTGACCCGCGTTAGGGATATAAACAGGCTTCTTACTTAAAAGTCGTTGCTTCTTCTCCTCGAGAAGTCTAAGACGTTCGATCTTCTGCTCGCGTGTTAATTGCTTAGACACGGTCACACCAACTAATGCGGCACGTCTTCATCCTGTATGATCCCGAGTTGGGCCTCCTGCTGCTCAAGCATACGATCTAAGGCGTCGTCTGTCAAGGCTTCATACCGAGTAGTAAGCTCTACCCGCTCGGTGGCGCGGCCCGTACCTCTATCTAAGATCTCTTTAATACTCTGAAGTACGATCTTCTGGTCAGGTGAACTCATCGCCATGCTAACGGCCTTAGCCGCAGCAAAGCTTTCTGCGAACTTATAGATATCGCTGGCACTCTTGCCTTGCTTTATCATCTTACGGAGTTTAGGGAGAATCTGAGCCTTGAATTCTTCAAACTCAGCGCGTTCGTCCAACGCCGCCGCCATTCGCGCTTCGTCGCCTCTGCCGTTGTTATATCGATTTGTTCGTCTATTACCTGCCATATAAAAATCCTAAGTTTACGTCCCCTCTGCTGGTTGACCCCGTGGGTCTAGGCTAAGCGCCTTATGCGTCGGGATTCCACTTCGGGTCCTCGAGTGTATTGTAACACGATTCATCTAGTCCGTACAGATCTTATCGCGAATTAAATGAAACGTTATGTTACGCATCCCCCGTTGGATGACGATTGTCACTGGCGTTCCAATCTCACCCCGGATAGGGCCATCGCTTACAATGAGGTCACCGACTTTAATACCAGCCAAGTGTGCCGGGTACCCGCGATACACCGCCTCGATCTCGCGTACCTGCGACTGCACGCCTATCCCGCCATAGAACGTTTTGCACTTATCGCTTGCATGAGGTACGGCCTTACGTAGTGAGACGCCCTCCTCGTTAGCTGCCGACCTCTCCGCTGCCGGGGGTACGATGGACACCTCGATGGGTACATCCGACTGCCTACGCTTATCCTCCTTATCGTCGCCCCTAGTCTGCGGGAAGGCTAAGAGCGAAAGTACTAAGAGGGTGTGAAGTAGAAAGGAGTGCCGTAAGTGCGTCATATATCAAAACAACGGCTCTATAAGCTTACGTAGCTTAGGGGGAATCTTCGTGAAGTTAATACGGGATAGGGTATTAGGAAGCGCATCCCATACTCCCGGAATCATTAGCCATTGTCCTAAATCACCGCTACCCTCTTTAAACCACCGTCTCTTATCAAACATCAGTCTATGGCAGTACAGGTATAGCGCGGCGTACTTAAGCTGGCCATGTCTCTGTCCCGGTGTACCAAGCTTATGCTTCGTTAGCTGCTTAAAGGACGATAGCTCGGCATTAAGCTCCAGGGCCAGGAGCGCCTTATACGCCCGCCAGCGCGTTTTTCGGGGACCCTTACTTCGCATGTGGGGTACGTCCGAGTAATCGCTCCATACACGGGCTGGGTGCGTATCACGGCCTAGCGTAGAGTCTCTCCACTGGATGAAATGGGCGTACTCGTGGAGGAGTACGGAGAAGAAGGTTACCTCGTCGGCTTTTGATGCCACACGAATTATTTTTGAAATCGGATCAAAATATCCTGAACACTCGTCCCCCTCACACCGCACTGTGAACCCCTTTCGAATCTGGATACGGATTCCAAAAGCGAGGCAGTCTCGTCTAATCGTGTTTAAAATACGGGTGCCTTTACGGGAGAGTTTCATACGCCTACCAGCATTATACATCGGGGGTGGGGAATCGTCAACGGGGTTGTAAGAAGCGTCTATACGCCGATTTAAGGCGTGGGTAAACGGGGTGTACCCGAGGTATAGGCGGGGGTGTAAAAACGATTCCTGGGGCTAGCCAGGGCGGTTTCCTGCGGGGAAGGGTGTATAACGGAGTGCCATTATCTTTATGGGCGGGGTCTTGTGCGATGCACAACGTGAAAATGCGTTCCAAATCGGGAGGGGAGTATGACTACGAGTGGGGAGGGGAGGGGGTCCCGCGCCCCCTAAGTGTGCGTAATCATTAGGATTCAACGAAATCCATTGAATCAACGAAAATCGTTCATGTCAAATGTGACACAAACGAAAAGCATTGATAAATCGAATTAGTTTAGAAGATTGTCGAATGATTTCAAGTAGTTAACGTATGGAATTGATAGGCGCAATTTTATAAGGATAATGTTGCGCTAATTATAATACGAATACATGAGCCGATAGGCTCAATTCAGCGATACTTTGCGTTATCGCCTTTGTATCGTTATCGCATTACACGCATTATACGCGAGCTAGCGCAATTCACGCCTCTAATCGTTTTTAATCGTCTATTATTTATACACCGTCTAAACATTATACGAATTCTTGTAAGCGCATGTAATCGTTACGTAATACGTATTTTCGAGCATTTTACCGTCAAAACTATTGACAACGTGTCAGCTCTGACCCGTAATGATATCGCATACTTAGCGTTGGCATGGTGGATGCATTACCTATCTGTATGAATAAGCGAATTTATATCAATAAAAAAGTATCGGTTAAAACAGTTAACGCCTTGATTGCAATGGGTTTTATTGTGGTAATAAGGTAATGGACTACGTTATATTATTTTTAATGGCTATTGTGATCGTTAACACTAGGAGAGTCTTATCATGAACACCGTAAACGCCTTAAATGCTTATTGCGATAGTTTACTTGAATGCGAGCCTACATTAGACAACGCGCTAGCCGCTGAGGTGTTCATTCAACGCTTAACGGTACACGTGTGGACCGGTGAGGTATCGCTTGACCATGCTAACGCATTAGCCGATACGCTTAAAGCGCATTATACCGAATATTTTAAAGAATTACACAAGTCCGCTTAACATTAAACGAAGGAGATAGAATTATATGGAACGCTTAACAATTACATTAGTTTTAACGATCGGTATTTTAAGCGCTTACGAGGCGCTTAATTTAATGCAACGTATCGCTAGCCTGTAACACCGTCTCAATTCGAGGCGCACAAGGTGTTAAAGGTAAGTACCCCGGACCCTCGCTAGCAGGCGCAATGCCAAGGTTAGCGGGGGCCACATTAAACGAAAGGGATTGAATATATGAGTTTTTATAGTAATTTCACAATTGAGCAGGCGAACGATATTGGAACGAAATTTAAGGCGCGTTGTCGTTTCTCTGATGGTTACAAGAATCAGTTAACCGTCGGGAAGGAATATGAAATAACAATAGTCGAGCGTATCCTGCCGACGTCCCCGTTATGCGAATTCATGGGGGACAATGGGAAGCTAAGCGCCGGTCACTTGACGCGCTTTGAGCGAATAGAGCGCATTGAAACGGAAAGGGGGTAGGGGGATAGGAATAATAACGGTATATTTTCTCTTCTTATTCGTTCTTTTCTTAGCCATATAGCTATAGACGTAAGTATCCGTTATTATTACCGTTTTAATGTAATTCGTTATCTATAACCCGGTTATCTTTAGGACCGGGGACTATTAAGAATTTTTATTTTTTTTTCTTATCGGTATCTATAATGTCGATCGAGTATCTATAACGTTTATTAAACGGTGCCGATCTTCACGGTTATCATTTAATTCGCTTTTTTATTAACCGCTTCACATTTTGGACGTAGAAACTCAACTACCACGCCTCTAACCGATAAGGTTAGCGTATCAACTTGAACCATCCTCGTTACCGAGGCGGGGAGTATTCCCAAGGTGTTCTACCGCTTGTAATCGCCGTCTAATACAGCGCTATTACTAGGTTATTCACGGTAGACTTTGCCTTTGCCTTGCGCCGTCATTCAAGTTAACCGGCGGGGGCCTTGATCTAGTGCCCTATTACCCGCGCCGTTTAAGCTACCCCTAGTGTAACACATAATCCGTTTATTGTAAACAATATAGACGATTGATAACAAAATAACACCGTTAGTTAATTAGCGCCTGAGTAATAACGCGGGGTTAGCGTTGGCATAACGCCTGCAATATACGACTATAGGAGAACAAAGCAAATGAGTACACGAGCAAATATTATTCTTAAAGACGGTGATTCTAAATTGATATTCTACCGTCATTCTGATGGTTACCCCGAGGGTACGCTACCGATCTTAAACGCATTCCTTGACCGGGTTAAGTCCGGGGAGTTACGCGATAGCGTGAGTCAATCGGCAGGGCATTTAATCCTTATGGGCCGGGATGAGATGCACGAATGCTTCGGGAAGACTATACCCAAGTCTTACGCGTGGAAGGCGTCTTTTATTGAACCTAGCGGTATGTTGGCAGGCGACGCTGAATATCACTACACGATTGACCTAGTAAATAAAACGATTAAAGTTAAGTCCGTATAACAAAGGAGATAAGTATATGCAATTAATTAATCCGATTGATCAAGTCCGAGCCGCGCCTAAAATGAACGCTAACACCTACGGGTTTACGTCGACGAGAGACATCCTAACGGTGTTTCAAGATAACGGATGGAATGTCGTGTCAAGTCAAGCCGCACGTGTTAAGGACCCGCTTAATGCGGGGTATCAGAAACACCTAATCAAGCTCGAGAATCCTGCCTTCCAGTCAATCGAGGGGTTATCAACGAATAACTCAAGTAAACCTCAATTGGTATTATTGAATTCGCATGATGGTACCTCGTCGCTTCAAATTCTTTGGGGCCTATTACGTATCGCCTGCCTTAATGGTGTTATCTCAGGGACCGCTCTATCCTCATTCCGTCTCGTGCATTCTAAGCGTGTCACTGAGCGCCTGCCTGAAACGCTTGATAACGTGGTCGCCGCATTCCCGCGATTCGTTGAGCAGGTTAGCACGCTTCAAAATCGATCGTTTACGCCTGCAGCGCTTAGTGAGTTAACCCGTCGCGTATATGACGCGAGACTAGCTAACGTGGGGAAGGTTATCGCCATTGATTATCGCCTGCCCGAGGTTAGACGCGTCCAAGATACGGCGCTAGACGCCTTTACCGTATTCAATCGGTTACAAGAGATCGTTATGCGTGGCGGTATCAATTATCGCGCCGAGCGTAACCGATACGATGATAAGGGTAACGTTATTGACACGCGGGTTATCGATACCACGACGCGTCGTATTGCGGGTATCGTTCCTCAAGTTAACCTTAATCGTCTGGTATATGACGCGGCGTTAGAACTAAGCGAGGCGAACTAATGAAACGGCAAACTATTCTAGGCTTTGAGAATGCGAAGACTTCAAAAGGCGCGGGGTACGGGTATCTAACTGGTATCGTGTATCTCGCACCGTATAACCTAAGCGGGGTTAACTTATGCCCTAAGGCTAGCGACGGGTGCGCTCAGGCGTGTCTATATACGGCAGGCAGAGGCGCGTTTAAGTCAATTCAACGCTCAAGGTTAGCTAAGACGCGTTACTTCTTAGACGATAGGGCGGGGTTTATTGCGCAATTAAAAATCGAGATTAAAGCGGCTAAGCGTCGCGCCGATCGGTTAGGCTTAAAGCTAGCGATACGCTTAAACGGCACTAGTGATATCGTGTGGGAACGCTTGACGGATATTTTCGAATCATTCCCGGACGTGCAATTCTACGACTATACTAAGATAGCTAAGCGTTTTCTATTAAAGCGCCCTGCTAATTATGATCTCACTTTTTCGCTTAGCGAGGATAACGAACGAGACGCCGCTAGCGTACTTCGCTTAGGTGGACGCGTTGCAGTGGTGTTTCGAGATAAAAAGTACCCCGCGCAATTCTTAGGCGCTAGCGTGGTGGATGGAGACGCGCACGATTTAAGATTCCTTGACCCGTCGGGAAGTATCGTTGCGTTATACGCTAAGGGTAAGGCACGCCGCGATTCTAGCGGCTTCGTGAGAGACACCGTATGAAACGCTTAAAGATCGTTAGGCATTCTGACCCGGGCCATTCGTGGTACGCCGTTAAGCGTTCCCGCTTAGAAGCGCTAGGGTTAATCGATAAGATATCGGCGTGTTCATATCAACGGGGCGACACGGTATATCTCGAGGAAGATCAAGACGCGTCGTTATTATGGTACGCCTTAGTTAAGCCATTAGTTGACGGTACGTTTAATCGCGAGGCGTTGCTTGACGTGATATCTATTCGCGATTCCTATCGTAATCGTTCGCCTATTCGCCGTTATGAGTCATTCAAACAATAAACGAGGTTAATCATGCAGGTACGTATTAAAATCATACGGCTAGGCACGCATGCGCTAGCGATTTTCGTCGATCGGTCATATAACGAAGCTACCTATCGCAATAACATGTTAGTCGGTTATATGCGCGGCGCGGGTATCGTTGCGGTACCGACCCGCCTACTTAAACGGCGCGGGTTATCCCCACGCAATAACGGCGAACTTCTCACCGAGTTAAAGGCGTTAGGTTATCAAGCGAGGGTTATAAGATAATGGGAATAGCACTAATCATATTGGGCACGCTAACGATCTTTATATTGGTTGATATCTTAGAGGACTTATGTTAGTTTTTAAATTGAGCGAGGTTATCGCAATATACGATACCGTACTATTGGGACCGGGTGAACAGGCGCGGCTAATCGCCGATTTTAAAGCGCTGTGTTTATCGGTTATTGGAGAACGTGTTGAGGTGATAGAATGACGGATATTAATTGGGGCCTAACAGTGGGGCAGGAATCCCGCAAAACATGGCTAGCAAAACACCGCTCCGGCTTTTGGGAGCGTTATTGCTCCGGGTTAGGTATCGACATTGGATATGCGGGCTATCTCGACGGCGTAACGCCTATCCTACCTCACGCCATTGGGGTGGACCTCGATTATGATGGTTATGATGGAGTCACGCTACCGTTTCAATCAAAAACGCTTGACTTCGTTTATTCTAGCCATGTACTCGAGCATATTGATAACCGTTATAGCGCTATAGCGGAGTGGTATCGCGTCTTAAAACGGGGCGGAAATATAGTTATCGTGGTACCTCATCGGGATTTATACGAGAAGCGAAGGCGCCTGCCGAGTAAGTGGAACCCCGACCATAAAGTGTTCTACACGCCTGCTAGCTTACTCCGCGAAGTCGAATCGGTGTTACCCGTGAATTCCTGCCGCGTTAGACACATGCAGGATAACGATCGAGGACATGACTACACGCAATCTAACGAGGAGCATTCGTTAGGAGAGTATGAAATCGAATTAGTATTGGAGAAGCTACGATGAGTGAACGAGGAACAAAATTTGATAACGATAAACCTCGCATGGATTTATTGTCACCGATCTTTATTGACGGCTTATCAAAGGTTCTTAACTTTGGGGCTAAGAAGTATAAAGTAAACGGATGGCGGGGCGGTATTGAACAATCGCGTCTTATTGGGGCAGCGTTGCGTCATTTATTTGCCTACATGAGAGGCGAGGATAACGACCCAGAGAGCGGGCTATGTCACCTATACCACGTCGGCGCAAATATGATGTTCGCTGCCGAATTGCGCGAGACGCATCCCGAACTAGACGACAGGTATAAATTATGAGTGACGCTGTATTGGGAACAGCTGCCGCTATTATGGCCACTGTAGTTACATTATTGGTTACGTTAATATTGGAGGATGAAGGAAGCGATGAATAAGCCAACATGGTTAATTTTAACAGATAGTTTGTATCTCTTTGGGCCGGGTGGTATCACTCGCGTTGAAGAGCACAAGGCGCATTTAACGGATGGTTCGCGCTCTGCTTATAAGAGCGCCTTATACGAGGGACAAAAACAGATCACCGTGGTGCGTGAAAGCGTTGCGGAGATCATCGAGAAGCTAGCGGAGAATCTCTATGAGTAAGAAGCTAACGGCAGAAGAAATCAAGGCGCGGCGCCAGAAGACGTATGCTAACCGAATTGCTCGAGGACAACCTAAGTACTACTTCGTGTATCAGCGTGGTGACGAAGGACGCCCTCCTTTGGAGTCGCACGTTAGGAATAGGCGTTGCAAAGATTGCGGCGCCATGGTAAAACCGGATAGCTATTGGTACTGCGAGTCACATTACCGAGAGATACCCGACGATGAGATGTACGAA